CTGCTCGGGCGCGGCGCCGACGCCGTTGACTTCGACAAGCTGGCAGAAGCCGTGAACAAGAACCCGAAGAAGGACAAGAACAAGAAGCAGCGCCAGGTCGACCCGCTTCATCGCACCAACGCGGCGGAAATCGCCAACCTTGTAGCCGCCGCCTCGACAGTGTCCAGCGACACCCCTGTCAGCGACGACGAGGAGGAGACGGTGCGTGTAGCGGACCGCTTCGCCGCCCCCGCCGACTGCCAGCCCGACGTCATCTACGAAAAGACTTCTAACATGCGGGCTCTCGCTACCGCCATGACTACCCTCACCCCCTTCGAGCGCAAGCTGCTCAAGTTAAAGGGCATCAGCCTCTGATTCGCTATATCTAGGGCATGGTCACTGTCAATAAGCGCATTGCCGTAACCCCTTTCCCGACCGTCGACACCAAGACGACCGTGGTCAAGGGTGGCATGGTCGTCATCAAGCAGCGGGCCGAGCTGACGCGGCTGGTTGCCGTCTACGGTGCCGAGTATTTCGAGGGCAGCCAGGTACGCGTTGTCCAGCCCGGCCAGGGTGTCTACGTCAATGGCGACCTCTGCAAGCACCAGCTCGCGCGCGACATCTTCGAGACCGAGCCCGGCAAGCCCTTCATCCTCATCAGCTCCGACATGTTGGTGGCGGTCGATGTCGTCGGATAGCCTCGGCGACCGCATGAAGGAGTACGAGGACGTGCCCCGGCACAGTCTCGTCCGTCGCGTGCCGGTCATGATGCGTCTCGACGGCAAGGCCTTCCACACCTTCACCCGCGGCCTGCCGCGTCCCTATTGTCGCCCTTTTCACGAGGCGATGTGGGCGGCTGCCCGCGCCCTCTGCTCCCAGATCCAGGGTGCCCGGCTCGCGTACGTGCAGAGCGACGAGATCACGTTGCTCCTGACCGACTACGACGACATCCGCACCGAGGCCTGGTACGACTACCAGGTCCAGAAGATGACGTCGGTGGCAGCCGCTATCTGCACGGCGGCTTTCATGCGCGAGTGGCTGCGCCAGATGGGAGTGGCAGCGTTTGGTGCCGTCGCCGACGAGAAGACCAAGCTGCCGACCTTCGACTGTCGCGTCTGGAACCTGCCCAAGGCCGAGGTTACCAACTGCCTGATTTGGCGACAGCAAGACGCGACTCGTAACGCCATCCAGATGGCGGGGCAGTCGCAGTTCAGTCACAAGGAGCTGCACGGAGTCAATTGCGCCCAGATCCAGGAGAAGTTGTTCACCGAGCGCGGCATCAACTTCAACGACTACCCCGTGCCCCAGAAGCGCGGTGTCTGCATCGTGAAGGAGACGTACGATATCGTGCCGGCGCCCGACAACGAAGCCCTGGAGGCGTGCACGCGCACGCGCTGGGTCGTCGACGAGAACATCCCCATCTTCACCGCCGACCGCGACTACATCGAGAAGTACCTCTAGCACCGGAGGCTCATGTCCCGCTATCTCTTCGTCGGTGACCCTCACGTCACCCCAGACGACCTGAACGACGCCAAGGCTCTCGCGTTCCTCATCAACGCGACCCTGGACGCGAACGTGTTGGAGAACCACATCGACGGCCTCATCCTGGCCGGCGACCTCTACCACACCCACGCCATCATCCACGCCGAGGTTCAGTTCTTCTGGTGGGCGTTCTTCGAGAGCCTGCGCAAGCGCATCCTCGACGTCATCGTGCTCAAGGGCAATCACGACGCGCCCGGCGTCGAGGGCAGCCTCGCCACCGCCCTCATCGCCCACGTCGAGCAGGCTACGGTCGTGGCCTGGCGCCCGACGGTGAAGAACAACATCTTGTTCTGCCCGTACACGTCCGCGACGCAGCTCGTCAAGTGGTCGGAGCAGTACCCTGAGTGCGAGACTTTGGTCTGCCACCAGACCTTCGACGGGTCCGTTTACGAGAACGGATTCTTCGCCGGTGATGGCGTTGATCCTAATCTTATCAAGCAGAAGGGAATCGTCAGCGGCCACATCCACACGCCCCAGGAATTCGGCAAGGTCTGGTACCCCGGAGCACCGCGTTGGCGCACCATGTCAGACGCGAACGTGGACCGGGCCATCTGGATCCTGGACTTCGACGACAACGGCACCCTGATCAAGCGTATCCCCATCGACACCGGAACCCACTGCCGCCGCATCATGACCGCGGTGGACAGCCCGGCGACACCGTTCGACGTGAACGCGCGGCCAGCAGCCAAGGACGTACTCCATGTCGAGGTCCGGGGCCCGCAGGCTTGGCTCGACGAGCGCCGGCCCCTGTTCGAGGGCTGGGCGCGCGTACGCGGCGTGAGGACCGACGGCCGCGCCAATGTCAGGGTCAGGGAGAGCGAGGGCGTGGGCGTCGCCTTCGACAAGTACACCGACGCCTTCAATCCGCGCCATGGTACCGAGCGAGCCGAGCTGAAGCGCATGGCGAAAGAGCGCCTCAATGTCTTCTAGTATCACCCACACCCAGGACCGCGACTGGGCGACGAAATTCGAGAACATCCTCAAGGCCGGCCAGGACGACCCCCAGAAACAGCTCATGAGCCTCCGTGCTGTCACCGCCGTCTCCGGTGTCATCCACGAGGCCCAGCTCCTTCAACTTCGGATGTGGGGCGCGATTGCCTTCGGCTACACGAAGTGGGAAGCCGAGGTCAGTGTCGAGACCAAGACAGTCACCTACAAGCTGACCAAGAAGAAATACCCGAAAGAGCTGGCAGCATTCGTCGCCAGCCTCGACCGCAGCGTGCACTGGCTGTTCGGCGACGACTGGAGTCTATCCGTCAGGGAAGGCGCCAAGAAGCTGTACGAGGGCCAGCGCAAGGCAACCGTGAACGATGAGCGCACCAATCGAGCGAAGCAGTCCAAGTAACCGCGATGAGGCCATCGAGAAGGCGAAGGAGCTGCTCACCCAGCGTGAGCGCGAGGCCTACGCCTACTTCTGCAACTCGAAGCAGGCTCCCCTAGCCCCCAGCCTCAACGCCAAGCTGTTCCAGCTCTTCCTGAACGGGAAGACGACGTCCGAGATCCACCGCCTCAACCCGGCCCTGAGCCTGGGCCAGATCGTGGGCGCGCGCATCGAGGGGCGTTGGGATGAGCGCCGCATCGAGCACCTGGACCAGCTCCTGGACCAGACGTCGCTACGCGTCCAGCAGGTGACGCTGGAGACCGCGGACTTCGTCTGCGACCTCTTCGCCGTCGCCAACCGTGAGCACGGTGACCGCCTCCGTCGCTACATCCAGAGCGGCGACGAGAAGGAGCTGGGCGACTTCCGGATCACGTCGCTGTCGACGTTCAAGACCGCCGTCGAGATTCTCCAGAAGCTCACGGGCCAGGAACGCCAGAGCCAGCAGAAGATTGTGCACTCCGGCATCGTCACCCACGCTTCCGACCCAATTCTTTCTGTTGGACGCCCGCCGGCAGCCGCCGAGGCCGCGAGCGCGTTGAAGCTGTTGCTCGGCCGCAAGGAGAACTAGACCATGCTGACCCTCGTCCGTACCGCCCTCGTCGCCTTCTTCCTCGGGCTCTGGACCCACACCAAGCTCCTGTTTCTCAACGTTGGCGCCCGCCTCCTCGCCGCCCTTCACCTCGTTGCTGCCGCTGTCGGCCACCTCCTCGCCATCCCGGTGCATGCCGCGGTGTGGGTGTGGGGCTGCCTCAAGTCGAGCTGGGACGCGTTGAGCCACATCTGGAAGTAGTCGTCCGAAGTAGCCATGACGCCCGCCATTCCCAACGCCGATGAGCTGAAAAAGCGTATCTTGTTCGTTCCGCTGGAGACGAAGGAGGCGCTCCACTCGTGGATCAAAGTTTTTCTCGGGCTCGATATCCCCGACTGCATTGTTGATGAAGCGTCGACGTCGAACCCCATGCAGGCGATCTGGGACACCTACGAGCGCGCGCTGAAGAACGACGACCCGACCTACAACTTCGTTCTCAACTACGCCGCCAGAGACACTTTTAAGACGATAAGCGCCTCCATTCTCGAAGTTTTGATGCTGTGCCACCTCGGCCGCAGCGTCGCCCACATGGCTGCTATTGAGGCCCAGGCCAAGAAGAGCCAGGAGTACGTCAAGAAGTTCCTGCGCCAGTCGATGCTGCGTGAATTCGTCGTCGGCGACAACCAGCGCAAGGTCGAGATCTGTCGCTACTACGACGACAGCACCGGCATCAGCCTGAGCCCGCGCGAGTACAACAGCCTCACCACGCCGGCCGAGCGGAGCCGCTACCGCCAGATCTCGAACTACATCGTCATCGTCATCTGCACGATGGCTGGCGCCAATTGTGTGGATCCAGAATCGCTGGTTTGGATGGCCGACGGAACCAGGAAGCGCATGCACCAATTGGGGGCTGGTGAAGACGTTTTAGTTTTTGATGCCATGGAAAGGAAGACCGTATCGATGCCTGTCAAGGCCGTCGGCGGCGTTGTTAAGAATTCTATGCGCCTCACTTTCGATGATGGCGATTTCTTAGTCTTGTCAGAAGACCACAAGTTGCTGACGAATAACGGATGGCTCTGTGCGCGGAAAATGCGCCTCGGTTACAAGGTACCGGGACTGAAGGCTCCCCAGGATGGTCTAAATTACAAGGAATCGATTTCGTTAGGATGTATTCATGGCAACTTCAAGTCGATGTTAGTAGGGACACTGTTGGGCGATGCTTCCCTGATTTGGCCCGTCTACAAGCCAACCGGTAAGAGAGTGGGGGCGGGCCCCTTGCTCAGTATTAGTCATGGTCGTAAGCAGCACGAGTATCTTCAGCACAAGATGAGAGTCGCTGTTGCAGGCGGCTATGGGATGAGGTCTAAAATCGGTGCGTGCGAAGTACTAAAATCTTGGACCCATGGACAAGCCGATTTCGAGCCACTTTGGAGGATGTTTTACGAAAGCGGCCGGAAACGAGTTACTCGCGAGATCCTCGACCTCGTCGACGAAGAAGCCCTGGCCTATTGGCTGATGGACGATGGGAGTGGGAACGCCCAAGTTGTTGGCACCTGCAAGGATCGTAAGATTCAAATTCATACCTGCTCGTTTACGCGAGAAGAGCATGAGTTGATGGTTTCTTGGTTCAAGGAACGATGGGGTCTCAAGGCTCGTATTGGGGTGAATCGGAATAGCAAAGGGGCTCGCTACGACATCATTGAGTTTTCGCTGGAGGAATCTCGGAAGCTATCCAAGTTGGTGGATAAGTTCATCCACCCCAGCATGAAGTACAAGTTCCCTGCTCCTGAGAAGTTTCTAGACGTCGACTGTATTCATTGCGGCGTTCCGTTGGGCCGTGGTAGGATGGGTCGATTGGCTGTCCGCTGTGCCTTGCACCGACGCCAGAGTATTCGAGAGAAGCTTGGAACAGGCTTTTTCACGAAGTCGATTACAAAGATCGAGTTTGTTGGACCTCGTTACTTGAGCGACCTTTCTATTGATACGGACAAGCCCCATCTGAAGAACGTTATCCTTAATTCTTCAATAATTTCACATAATTCGGAACATTCTTCCTGCCTCGTGGTCGACGAAGTCGACGTCGTCGCCAACCCGAAGGCATACGAGGAGGCGCGCGCCATCCCGGCGCCGTACGAGGGCAAGCACCCAATCACCTTGCTCACCTCGACGCGCAAGTTCAGCTTCGGCCTGGTGCAGAAGGAAATCGACCGAGCCAAGGAATCGGGCCTCATCATCAAGCACTGGAACGTCATCGACGTCACCGCCGCCTGCCCGGCTACACGTCACCTACCGGACCAACCCAAGATTCCCATCTACCGCAGCGATGACACCCTACGCGCTCTCAGCGAGGACCAGTACAACGACCTCGCCGAGGAGCAGCAGGAAAAGTATGTCCGCGACGAGGGCTACGAGGGCTGCCTCAAGAACTGCAAGTTGTTTGCAGCCTGCAAGGGGCGCCTGGCCACGCATCAGAAGAGCACCAGCTCGCTACTCAAGCCCATCGAGCACACGCAGTCGCTGTTCCGCAAGTTCAGTCCCGAGATGGCCAAGGCCCAGCTCTTGTGCTGGAAGCCGTCTTCGGAGGGTATGATCTATCCCCGCTTCGACCGCGCCGTCCACATGCTGACGCCGGCCCAGATTGCGGAGAAGGTCACGGGCGAGCACTACGACCCCAAGATGACGAAGACGCAGCTCATCGCGCTCTTGAAGACGCGCGAGGTGCAGTGGCATGCCGGCATGGACTGGGGCTACACCCACAACTTCGCCACCGTCATCGGCGCCCGCGACGGCGCCCGCATGTTCATCATCGACGTCATCAGCCAGCCCGAGCTGGAGCTGGGCCAGAAGCTGGAGCTGTGCGAGACCCGGCTCAAGCCCTACCAGGCCCAGATCTGGCCCGATCCCGCCTATCCGTCCGACATCAAGACCTTCAAGCGCAATGGCTATCGCATGCGCGACTGGGACAAGGGCAAGGGCACTGTGGCTGGCGGCATCGAAGTCGTGCGCCTCAAGCTGTGGCCGAGCCTGGGTCAGCCCGAGCTGTTCTTCTTGGCCGGCGATGAGGGAGTGGAGTTGCTCGTCAAGCGCATGCAGGCCTACCACTACATCATCGACCCCGCCGGCCGCATCACCGAAGAGCCGGATGACGAGGACGATGACGAATGTGACGCACTGCGTTATTTGGTGATGAATGTCTTCGCTCCCAAGGGCAAGGGTCCTATCGCGTCCAAGCCCGAGGAGCGGAATCCACTCGCCATCCCCGCCCAGCAGCAGACCCCTTCCCAGGTCCAGCAGCAGCACTGGAACCAGATAATGGGTCACGTCGGAATGTCGGTCCAGACCCTAGATCCCGTCACCGGTGAGGTCGTCGAGGACGTGCCGAAGGTCAAGGGAAAGAAGGGCGGTCTCATCTTCGACCTGGGCTAGCCCCGCCGCAATCTTACCTCCATGAACGCCACGCTCAAACTCAATAACTCCGTCCTGGCTTATGCCGATCTTGGCATTACCAGCAACCCCCTCCGTCGCTACGTGGACTGGGCGATTGCCCGTTCCATTCCCGTCTCCAATCCCCAGTCGCAGCCCTACGCACTCGCCCCCGGCGACTCCATCACCCTGGTCGGGCCCGCCCGCAGCATCGGCCTCGACAACGGGACCCCGATTTCTATTACCCTGAGCCCGCTGGCGCCGGACCGCTACCGATTCGGCTGGGTGCCGAGCGAAACCACCCCACCCGCCTTCCGCACCGAACGCAGTTTCAGCCAGACCGGGTCGGCCTCGGTCTCTATCGTCGCCAACGCCAACTCCACCATTACCTTCACCAGTCCAAGCAACTTCGCCAGCACCAACGTCGGTGATGTCCTCTACATCCCGGGTGTTGCCACCGGCGACACCGCTTCCGTGTTCGGACCCCTCAACGAGGGCTTTTGGACCGTCATCGGCATCCCCAGCTCCGACGCCGTAATCTGCGCCCGCCCCGCCGGCACCGTCTTCACCGGCGCCTCCACTACCGCGACCGCTATCGCTGGTGTCGATTTCTTCGTCTACACCGCGGCCGGCGTCCAGGTTGATGACTTTATGGTCGTTCCCGTCAACGGCTTCGTCGCGCCAGTCTCGGGCACCTACAAGGTCGTCGCCGTCACCAGCCGCTGGGTTGAGGTTGTGAGCCAGAAGCCGCTGCCACTGCTGTCCAGCACCACCAACACTGGCCTCGCCTTCTACGCCACCGCCAAGCGCTTCGTCCGCATCGAGGGCGACCAGAGCTTTGTCGTCCAGCTCAACGGCAACAATGGCCTCGACAACCAGGTCGATCCTGTCCAGGGCGGCGACCCCGACAACACGGGCTGGTTCGAGAAGTGGGGTCCCGTCTACCAGCTCGAAGTCCTGAATCTGTCGACGGAAACGTTGAACCTCATCGCGATCAGCGCGGAGTAGAATCGTGGCCGGTATCGAAATACCCCCTCTCAATCGAGCTGTTGCCGAGCTGCTCGGCCTCAGCGGTACATCCCTGAAGGTCGAGACGACCAAGAAGGGCGAGATGCGCATCCATCTCGACGCCGACATCCAGAAGCAGCTCAAGCAGGAGAAAGCTCCCGACACACTGGTCAAGGCCATCACCAAGACCTTGAACCAGGGCGGCGACGTCGAGCGCCTTGCCTTTGAGTACGACCCGACCCTCGCCAACAAGTACCACAGCGTCTACAAGCAGAAGACACGGCTCATCCCCGACAAGCTGCTCAAGCGCATCGCCATCCAAGACGACCTCGTCGCCGCCATCGTGCAGGCGCGCGAGAACCAGATGAGCGCCTTCGGGCGCCCTCGCCCCGACCGCTTCTCGACCGGCTTCATCATCGAGCAGCGCCAGGAGACCATCGAGCGCATCGAGAAGATCTCTGACCCCGAGGTCAAGAAGGCCGAGAAGGACAAGATCCAGGAGCGCATCGCCCGCACCACCAAGCGGTTGATGACCTGCGGCTCCGACAACCTCGACCTCGGCGGCAACCAGGACGACCTCACGTTCCCGCAGTACATCGCGATGTCGGTGCGCAACGCCGTCGTCGTCGGCCGTCTTGCTACGGAAGTGCTGTGGAAGCGCAATCCCACCGGCCGCATCTTCAACGGCTTCCGCGTCATCGACGCCGGCACCATCTACAAGGCCGAGCCCCAGAAGAGCGCTTTGGAATCAGTGCGCCGTCAGGCTCGCATTCTCCTGGCCCAGCTCAAGAACGAGCGCATCAGCCCCGAGCGCTTCGAGCGCGACGAGTATAAGTGGGTCCAGGTCTTCGACGAGCGCCCTGTCCAGGCCTTTGCCGACGACGAGTGCCTCGTCCACAACTTCTACCCCGTGCCCGACGTCGAGCTGGACGGCTACCCCGTCACTCCGCTCGACACGGTGATGAGCGCCGTCACGACGCACATCAACATCACCACCCACAACAAACTCTACTTCCAGTCCGGCCGTGCCGCCCGCGGCATGCTGGTGCTCAAGAGCGACGACGCCGACGAGACCATCGTCAGCCGCATCCGCCAGCAGTTCAACGCCCAGATCAACAGCGTCACCAACGCCTGGCGCATGCCGGTGTTCGCGTGCGGCGCCGAGGACGAAATCACGTGGCAGCCCATCGACAGCGGTGGGCGCGACATGGAATTCCAGTACCTCGCCGACATGAACGCGCGAGTCATCCTGTCCGCGTTCGGCATGAGCCCTGAAGAGCTGCCGGGCTGGGGCTACCTCAGCCGTGGCACCAACAACCAGGCTCTCAGCGAAGGCAACAACGAGTACAAGCTGGAAGCCGCGCGCGACGTCGGCATCCGGCCCCTGCTCGCCCAGTTCGAGGACTTCCTGAACCAGAGCATCCTGCCGCTGTTCGACGAGAACATTGCGAAGGACTGCGCCCTCAAGCTCGTCGGTCTCGATGCCGAGACGGCTGAGAAGGAGTCGGTTCGCCTCCAGCAGGACATGCCTGTCCACATGACCTACGACGAGGTGCAGGAAAAGGTCGAGAAGAAGGCCGTCGGCAAGCGCATGGGCGGCGAGTTTCCTCTCAACCCGCAGTTCCAGGCCATCCTCGACAAGTACATCCCCGTCGGCCAGATCCTCGAAGTCTTCTTCGGCGTCGAGGGAGCGTCGAAGGATCAGCAGTGGGCGTACGTACGCGACCCATTCTGGTTTCAGTGGATCCAGGTCCAGCAGCAGGCACAGCAGATGCAGCAGCAGGCTCAGGCCCAGGCTCAGCAGCAGCAGGCAGGCGCTGTCAATCCGCAGCCCGAGGAGGGCGGCGGTGACGATGGCGGCGGCGGTGGAGGCGCGCCGCAGGGCGAGGCCGCCAAGCCCACCCAGGAGTCGTCCTCGACGGAGAAGCAGAAGTCGAGCAGCGCATCAGAGGCCTCGGCGTCTCCGGGCGGTGGCGAGCTGTCGTCGGGCGCCGACCAGGCGCTCGGAGCCCTGTCGAAGGCTGAATCCCAGTTGCCGCCGGCCAAGCGCAAGCTGGTCACGCACCAGCGCATTCTGGTGGAAGATTTTATCTCCTCCTGGAAGGCTGACATGAAGGAAGCCACCAAGGAAATTCTGGAAGTCGCTGACAAGCTGAAGCCGAAGGCGTAGCCCCATGGCCAAGGGCACTCTACCCCGGGGCGCTGTCAGGCTCATAAGCCAGGCCGTTGACAAGGTCTTCGACCGCGTGCTCCAGCGCTTCCTAGAGCACCCCCAGGGCGACAAAAGGATTTACGTCGGCGCCAAGCCGCGCGTTACGCTGCCGTCGCTTTTCCGCGCCGCGTCAGCGAGCGAGCACGTCAAGGCCGACGAGGCCGTCCTCTCCAACCTGATGGAGCTGGCCAAGGGCTTCCTCGACGCCCAGCGCGCTGCCACCAAGGCCCGCACCATCAAGGCTGTCCAGAGCTGGCTGTCGGAGGCTCACGCCTCCGGCGTCAAGACCGACCTGGAGACCGTCCTCGGCGGTGAGCTGGCGTCGGTGTTCGGCAAGGCCCACCACAGCGTCAAGAAAATCCTCGACACTGAGGCCACGACGGCGCGCAACACCGGGACCCTCGACGGCATCATCAAGGTCAACCAGCACCGCGGCATCGAGGACCCGGTTGTGTTCTTCATCGTCGTCCGCGACAACACCCTCTGCGACGAGTGCAAGCGCCTGCACCTGCTCCCGGACGGCAAGACGCCTCGGGTTTACCATCTCTCGGATCTGGGCCATGGCTATCATGTCAAGGGCGACGACAAGCCCAAGGTTAACGGGCTGCATCCGCACTGTAGGTGTAGTCTGAACACGCTGATGCCGGGTTACGGCTTCGACGCCGCCGGCTTCGTCGACTGGATCGGCTTCGACCACGACGAGGTCGCGAAGCAGCGCGGCGTCGCCAAGCGCGAGTACGACTGGGCCGAGGGCCTGTTTAAGTCCTACGCCGACATCGCCCCGGGCCAGCCCACGACCGAGCCCCACGAATTCGACTACAACCACGTCCTCACCCCCGAGCACCGTGCTGCCGGCTTCAACCTCCGCGTCACCCACAACAACGGCAACATCGGTGCCCGCGTCTCCCAGAACGGCAACGACCTCGGCGGCGTCTGGTCTGGAGTCGAGGGCGACACCCTCACTGGCCCGGTTGCCGGCCTCCACTCCGACAAGCACAAGGGTATGGGCCTCGGCCGCGCCATGTACGAGGCCTTGTTCACCCACGCCTTCCACAACGGCATCCGTCGCGTCCAGGGTGGTGGCCACTCGGCGGCAGCTTCGCAGGTACACCAGCGCCTTGCCCAGAAGCACGGTCTCGACTATGTCCCCACCGATGGCAGCAAGCAGTACTGGAACGGTCGCAAGGGGCCGTACGAGTACATGTTGAAGAACGAGGACGACTAGTGCTCGATGTTTTCGCACGGGCGTCGCGAGCCCGTTGCGAAGCGTGACCGAATCTAGAGGATGTAGGCATTCGCTATATCCTGTGTGAGGGGATTCGATGAGCATTGTGCTGGTCCTCGTTCTGGGTTTCTTCTTCTTCGAGGGAGCTGGGTACCTAATTCACCGGCTCATGCACGCGCGTTGGTCGGGGCCGCTGTGGCGCTCGCACATGGCACACCATCTCAAGCTCTACCCTCCCAAGTTCACGCTCAGCGACAAGTACCTGCACCCGGGTGCCGACAGCGCCGTCTGGCGCTACGTCGCCATCATCTCCTTCTTCGCCGTCCTCGGCGTCATCTTCTTGCCGCTGTGGATGGCGTTGACCCTCATCGTCGAGGTCGCAGTCGTCGGCTTCCTCAATGACCAGGTCCATGACGGTGTCCACATCCGCAATTCCTGGCTTGGACGAACGAGCTGGGGCCGGCGCCTGCGCGCGCTCCACGACGTCCACCACCACAACATGAAGAAGAACCTAGGGATTGTGACGTTCGGGCTGGACCACGTCCTGGGGACGTTCGAGGACGTCGAGGACTAGTAGCGGGTCTTGGCCTTGTGCCGGTTCGAGCGCGTGTGCTCCCGCCGGTCCAGGAATTCGCCCCAGGCCCCGAGCACTTTCTCGGTCTCGGGCTTGATCTTAAAATCGTCGCAGCGCCCAGCCTTGAACACGCTGAGCTGCCGCGGGGCGCCGGTGTGCTTCTCGTGCTGGTACGTCTTCAGGGCGCAGGTGCCGAACGCGGCGCCTTGGATCGGGAACTGGCCGTGCTCGCACATCCCGCAGGTGCCAGGGATGATGTAGCCGGTCTCGCGCAGCACCTTCAGCTTGTTCTTGTCCATGTTCAATTCTCCAAGGGGACCATAATTACGGTCTCCCATCCATTTGCGCGTAGGAGCCTCGTGGTGGCCGGCGCGAAGTCGACCATAGCGTGACGGGGGCCGCGGTCTCCAATCGCAGCCACGCACGCCTTATGCGTCCTGGGAACGTATAGGAAGACCTTCGAGCCGCAGGGCAGGGTCGGGTGAGCCACGACCACGTCCGAGTTTCGCAGGTCACGGTGCAGGCAGACAGCGTATGCGTTCGGATTCCAAGGGTCACCGGTGGGCTGGAAGTTGGTGGCCAGCCCGACCCGAGCCATCAGGCAGAGCTTCACCAAGGCCTTGATGTTGAAGATGAGGTTGGTCCACATGCCTTGTGTATAGCGAAACGGTGTCAGATGCAGGTGTCGGTGTAGGGGCTGCACGTGCTGCCGTCTGGGCAGCAGGCGACGCCGCCGCCGCAAGCCGTCGCCGAGCAACAAGGCAGGCCTCGGATCCCGCACGTGGGAGCTACGCAGTGGCCGCTGACCTCGCTGTCGGGGTACTGGCAGTTGGGGTAGGTCGGGCACGCGACCTGGCCGGTGCCGCCGCAGGCTTCGCACAAGGGTCCGGCGGTGCCGGTGAAGCAGTAGAGGTAGGTCCCACAGGGCGCGCCCTTCTGAGCCGGACAACAGGCCTCGCCGAGCCTCCCGCACGGTGGCGGCGCGAGATCGGGCTCGGGCGTCAAGTCGTGCGGGTGAGCGAGATCGGTGTGCGGCTCTGCTAGGTCGGCCGCTCGCGCAAGATCGGCAGCGGGATCGGCAAGATCGGCGACCGCTCGGGCCATGTCTGGCGTCGAAGTAGGCGTAAGGTCGGGGGAATTGGTAGGATCAAGATCGGCAGCAGGATCGGCAAGATCGGAGACAGCCGGCCTGCCCATATCCGCAGGATGGTTCGGAGGGACTGGAGCCGGCACCGGCGGCGTCAGGTCTGATGTAGCACCGTCAGAAAAAGAGGGCCACTTTTCTGACAGGGTTTTCGAGCATCCGCCCAGAATCACCAACAACACCGCTACTTTCCACATCAGCGTCTCCTTCCGTGGTTACTGACCGTCACACCTTCAAGCACCGCGTCGGCTGCTGCCCGAGCTGGATCATGATCGCCTGCCACTGGGGTCCGTGGCTGTCGCAGTCGCGGCCGTTCAGCCAGCGGTTCACGGCGTGCGCCAGCTCGTGGTAGAGCGTGTCCATGAACCGGGCCTCGGTGTCGCACAAGCCCGCGTTCAGCATGACGTGGCCGATGTCGTCACCGGCACCGCCTTGGAAGAAGCCCATGCGGCAGTGGCTGCGTCTGCGTGAGATTCGGACCGGGATGGCGTCGAGGTAGGCCTCGATCATGCCATTGCCGTCGAGGCCGCGCGTGGCCAGGCGGACCTGGTCCTTGGCCACGCGCACCATGCCGGCGTAGTCGAGCTTCGCCACCGGGCTCACTTCGAGCCCCGGCCGCGGAAGTTGTTCTGGCGGCGCACGTTGCGCTCGATGGCCATCAGCTCATCCTGGACCGCGATGAGGCGCTTGAGGCGGTCGCTGTGGGCATCGCGCGCCCAGACGTAGGCGGTGTCGTCCTGGAGGTAGTAGTCGCGGCCGTGGGGGTAGCAGTCCATCAGGACGTTGATGGCGTGGTTGCAGGCGGCGACGGCGGCGGTGAGCTGGTTCTCCAGCACCTTGCCGTCGGTGCCGTTGAGATGGACCGTCGGAGCCACCTGACCCGAATCGCCGTTGGTGAAGTTTTTGGGCATCGTCATCTCCTCTACACCGTTGTCTCACGGACCCCGTTCAGGTGTCAACGACCTTCTTCAGCTACCGGATCTGGGTCGCCTTGGCGCCGAGGCCCTTGCCGTTGGTCGACAGCGCCACCTTCTGGCCCGCGTTCTGGCCGCGCTCGTAGGCGCTGTGACTGTGGGTGTAGCTGGTGCGGGCGGTGCGGAGCTTGCGCTCCTTGGCGACCTTCTTGTAGCCCTCGTCCTGGCGCTCCTGGTCGGTCTTGTAGAGCGCCAGCGCGGTGCCCTTGCTGCGGTCGGCGCGCACCTTGGCCTCGGCGATCATGGCGTCGACCTCGGCCTCCTGGGCCTTGCGCTGCTCGTTGAGGCGGGCGACGATGGTGGCGACCGCGCCCAGGCGGAAGCTGTTCTTCCAGGTGCGGGCGGTGTCGTACGCGCCCAGGTTCTTCTCGCGGTTCCAGGCCTCGTTGGCCAAGCGCTCGACCTCCAGCGACAAGTAGCCGAACATGTAGGCCACGGTCTGGGTCACGCTCTTGAGCCCGACGCAGCGGTACTCGCAGGTGGTGCCCGTGCGCCAGGTGTAGACCTTGGAGCCGAACGACTTGGCGAGACCGTTGGCGAGGCTCGCCTTCCAGGCGTCGCGGACGCCCTTCTGCTCGACGTGGACGTCGGTGTCGACCACTTCCTCGGTCTCGCGCTCGCCCGTGCTGACGTCGATGTCGGCCTCGCCGATCTGGTACTTGAACATCAGATCCTGCGCCATCGCAGCCGCCTGCGCCGCCTCCTCGGGGCTGTTGTTGTGCTTCGACAACTCGATCAGCTTGCGGATGCGGTCGACGATTTTGTTCACGTTGGCCTCCTGATTCAGAACGCTACCACGGACTTCGTTCAGGCGTCAATAACTATTTTTCCTCATCGTGGCACGAGCACGAGCACGGCGTCTCGTTCGGGTGGTCGCCCTCGGGCTGGCAGGCGTCGCGGGTCTCGGCGCACAGGTGCTCGGGCTCGCGCTTGACCTGGGCCAGGCAGTTGCCGCAGGTGGCGGTGTCGTCGTCGGTGTAGACGTAGGAGCCGCAGGCTGCGCACTCGATGCTCTCGACCTCGTCGAGGAAGCGCACCCGCTCATCGTCGATGGCGGCCTCGAAGTCGCGCGCTCCCATCTCCTCGTTGATGGCAGCCAGCACCTTGTCCGTCTCCGGGCACTCGGTGGCGCCCCACAGCAGGCGCGCCGCCCAGAGGTAGCAGCGCACCCGCACCGCCGCCGCGATGTCGCAGGTGTTCTCGCCCGAGCACGGGTGCTCCAGGGAGAGGGCGTCCGCGAGCTTCTCCTCGTTGATGCGGTCCACTACTTCACCGCCTTCTGGAGCACCTTCAACCGCGAGGCGTGGCTCTTGGCGGCGCGGTCGATGTAGTAGAACCAGCCGTCGTCGCTGCTGCGCTTCGCCATCTCGGCGCGCGCGGCCTCGTTCTCGGCGGCGCAGCGCTCGATGTCGGCGATGCGGGCCTTGACGAGGTCGAGCGAGAACGCCGGCAGCTCGGCGATGTTGTGGCGCAGGGTGTTGGTGCCCATCGACTTGCCGTTGAGGAAGGGCGAGAACGAGCTGTAGCCGAAGTAGGCCGCCAGCACCGGCGCCGTCCAGCCGCGGGCGACGACCGCCTCGCAGATGGCCTTCATCTCTTCCCGCTTCGCGTCGTTCGTCTCTTTCTTCGCCATGTTCGTGTCCTCCTGAGAACAGGTATCTCACGACCCCGTTCAGAATGCAACAACTAAATAAATTTAGAAATCCTACCCTACTTTTTCTAAATCTGGTACCGCGCCAGGGGCTCGAACCCTGGTCGCCGGGACCCGGTGGCGGGTGAGGAGCTGTTCGGCGACCCATCGCCTACTTGCCCTCGCCTGGCCACCAGGTTGGGTTCCCGGTGAATGCCATCTCGCGGCTTGAGCCTTCACAGACGCTGGCGGGACTTAAACCCGCATCCTCCGGCGTATTAGGCCGGCGCTCTGTCCACGGTGGTGTTGGGCGTCCCCTTCACCTGACGGCCCTCGGTGTCTAGAACGAGATCCGTCTTTTCCGCTTCGTGCGGTGGCAAGCACCGCTTCGGAGCTACAGCGTCTGTGAGGGCTCAAGACCCTCGTCCTGCTAGTCCATCTGATAGTACATCGTCACCGTCCAGCCCCGCTCCTTGAGGAGCTTGGCCTGCGCCTCGGCCTGGACCGTCCGGTAGAACCCCTGCCACTGCGTCTCCGGCACCCACAAATGGTAGCCGGCGTCACCGAAGCGGAAGAGGGTTTCGCCGACCGACTCCGCTACGGCGCTGGGCTTGTCCGCGCGCACCCGCGGGAACCAGAGCACGGCGCTGTCGAAGTTGCAGGCGCCGCCGTCGCCGTGCTTGAGCTTCGCCTCGGCCAGAGCCTTCTCGGCCGCCGCCCTGGCATCCTTGAGGTCTTTCGCGAGCCTCTCCTGCACGTCTTTGCCGAATTTCATGCTCAGGCCTCCTCTTGATGTCTACGGTTGTACATCATCACCCCGACCCTGTCAACAACAAAAACGACATGAGGGCCGCCGCAATCTTCTTCCCATGTCCACCGGCATGATTCTCGATGGGGTGTTCGCATCCCAGGCCATCGACAGCTCGGGAGAAATCCTCGACATCGACGGCTGCGACATCTCCACCCTCGCCAAGGACGGCGTCGCGAACTACGAGCACAAGGAAGGCGACAAGAAGGTCGAGGGCGGGGGCAACAATGGCGAAGAGGTGGTAGGTCGCATCATCTACGCCAAGAAAGTGTTCAGCGTCAGCGACTGCGACACCGACCGCGAGGAGAAGTACTGGGAGCAGCTCAAGGTCCCGTTCATCTACGGCATGGTTCGCCTCTACGACGCTGCCGGCCACTCCGGGGCTCAGGCTCTCGCCGCCCAGGTCCGCGACCACCACGCCAACGCCGAGCCCCTCCTGGTCCGCTACAGCATCGAGGGTTCGACGCTGGAGCGCGCCAAGGACCAGCCCAACCGTCTCACTATCAGCGTCGCCCGCCGCATCGCGATGACGCTAAAGCCGTGTAATCGCACGGCAATTTCCGGCCTCATCTCCGACCCCAAGGCGCCCGAGGGCTTCGAGAAGCAGCCCGAAACCGACAAGCACGTACTCCGCGTCGTCGGCATCGAGAAGACGGAACGCCTGGAGCACCCTCTCTACACCCGTCTCGGTGGGTCCGTCGAGCAGGAGTCGAACCCGTTCATCGACGACGATACCATGGCCAAGCTCAAGCTCATCGCGAAAGCGACGATGCTGAAGGCTCTGGAAGCTGGCGTTGGCGGTGCCGCCCCGAGCGCGCTGACCCAGGGCGCTGCCCTCCAGCGTGAGGACCGTGGGCTCAAGGCGCGCGCCATGGCGGCCGTGCGCGACTACGGCAAGAAGAAGTTTGACAAGGGCGAGTTTCGTGCCTTCGCCAAGACGTACCTGCCCGAGGCCGACGACAACTTTCTCGACCACTTCACCGACGTCGCCGAAGACTACCACATGAAGCGCGCCGCCCTGAACAAGAAGGAGACGCCCGAGGAGCAGCCGAAGCGGCCGAAGAGCTGGCTCCAGCCGATCCCGGGCCAGGAAGAGCCCGCGAACCTGCTCGCCGATGAGCCGAAGAAGGCGACGGCGAAGCAGCTTGAATTTCCGCCGCGCGCGCCCTCCGGCATCGTCAAGGACCCGGCTGCCGGCAGCCAGTACCCGGAGCCCAAGGCCGGTATCCCTATTCGCGGCGAGGGCCCGCGCCCGCCCGCAGCTCTCACCATCCGCGGCAAGCCGGTGCAGCCGACCAACGTCAAGGCGCCCGTGTTCGACGAGGCGACCGGCATCTTCCACATGCCGCCGCAGAAGCCGGGCTGGCGCGTGAAGCAGGACCCCGAGACCGACGAGGAGTACCAGGAGTACGCCCCCGGTCACAGCGGCGGCCAGTTCCCGATGTACATCCCCGGCCGCAGCGACGACCACAAGCACGGCGAGAGCTTCGCCCACCTGCTGGAGCACGACCAGCACGTGAACAAGTTCCACGACTACGCCATGGAGAACTGGGTACGCATGCACCAGCACTTCAAGGCCGGCACGCTCCCGCCCGAGGTCGTGATGCACGCCGCCCTGTTCTCGATGCTCTCACCGAATACGCCCGTGCCTATGCAGGAGCTGATGTACGGCCACCTCGTCGACAGCATGAAGCACAACGGCATCGACGCCCGCAGCCCGCGCTTCGCCAACCTGCGCCAGGACTGGCTCGACCGCGATGACCCGCACAAGCTCCCGGACACGAGCCCCGAGCACTGGCAGCGCCTTGGTGACCAGATCCGCGTCGGCGACGATTCGATGCAGGCCAAGCGCAAGCCCGGCGAGCTTCAGAGCTTCATGCTCGCCAACAACAAGTTCAACAACATGGCCCAGTACCACAGCCTGCACGACGCTCTCGTCGACCTGGTGGGCCGCCACAAGGGCGATGCGCGTGCGGCAGCGGCCGAGTTGATGCACCACAAGAACCAGGCCAACCTCGTCAACAACCGCATCAAGACGGCGCAGCGCAAGGGTGTTCCCGCCCCCGAGCCCTACAGCGCTGGCCCGTCAGTCCCCGGCCTCGCCCCCAAGACCACCCGCTACACCCTGGGCATGCTTGGCGGCGGCAACGTCCAGGTCCCGGACACCCACTTCACCCGCTACCTGTTCGGGCTGGAGAAGGGCGCGCACGGCGGGCCCAAGGTCGACAACGACACCATCGAGGCCCTCAAGACCGCGCTCTGGAACAAGAAGAACGGCCACGTCCTCGAAGGCATCGACCGCTACTACGCCGCCCACCACCCCGCTGTCGCGCACATGATGAACCACCCCCGCTGGGGCCACGTCTTCGAGGGCGACCCCCAGCAGGCTATCTTCCCCGCCTTCTGGAAGAACTGGGTCAGCATCGTCCCGCACGAGCGCGCTCGCGGCTACAACACCTCGGGCGAGAACGAGGGCACCGACCACCGTGTCTTCTGGGACAACACGATTCCGTTGCTCGGCAAGAGCGAGGGTGATGTCGGCCTTGCCGCACGCACCGCCATGATTCACCACAAGTGGGTCCAGGAGCATGGCGAGATTCCAGCCCTGATGCTGTACTACCGCCACCTGGCGCCGAAGCTGATGGCGAACGCGCTCGCGCGCGACGTCGACCACCAGATCCGCAAGGCCGAGGCTCTCAGCGTCGACCTGAAGAAGGCGATGGCCGACGACGACGCGGCCCGCGGCGACTACAGCTACTGGAACAAGCCCGTCGAATTTGGTGGCAACAAGGTCATCCCCGGCGCCGCCTGGACCACCAAGGGCAAGTACGCCCTCCTGCACGAAGACGATAAGCATTACGTCGCCGTTCCCCACGACCGCGTCTACGACTTCGATCCAAAGCACCTGGTGAAGCTGCCGAAGGCGAAGGAGGGAACGCATTTCTATCTGACGGCGCGCCCGACTGTCGCCGTCGCCGACTTGGACAAGTAAATGCTACCGACGGATATTCATTACGCATATATTACCTCGCCGAAGACAGGCAAGCTGCACCCGGCTGGCCGCATGTTGTCGCACGCCGGCAACCTGTACACGCTGGAGGATAACTACGGTCTCCTCAAGGACGTTCCCAACGGCATCATCGACGACCTGACCCTCCAGAAGCTGCACCACCCGGCCGAGGGTGTCGAGGTCGCCAGCCACGGCGCCATCCGTGGCGGCCACCGTCTCGACGTCATCCCCGAGCACGACAGCTTGGATCCTCTCCCCGCACCTCCTCCCACCCCGACCCCCGAGCAAATGGCTGCCTACGAGCCGCCGAAGCCGCCTGCGGTTTGGCACTATCACCGCGCCGGCCACGACGCCCCGCACACGCTGGAGGCCAGGGAAGGCAAGTTCCTACTCGATGGCAATCCGCTGGAACATCACGAGGTTGCCACCATCCTCGACAACGTCCGCAACAAGGCTGCCAAGATTCGCTATGCCAAGGGTATGAGCGCCAAGCAGCGCATTGCCAAGATGGAGACAGTGTTCGCCAGCCTGCGCAAGGCCGATGTGGACCCTGATGCTGCTTTCGCCCGTCTCGACAGCAAGAACCACGACGACGAGACGAAGGCGGACATTGCCAATCTGCGCCGCCTCGTGTTCGAGGACCCGATGGTCCCGGGCCTCGGCAACAAGCTCGCCTACCAGGGCTTCGCCAAGAAGAACGCGCCCGGCGCCCACGTCATCGGCGACGCCAACTTTTTCAAGGGTATCAACGACGAGCACGGTCACGAGGCCGGCGATGCCGCCATCAAGGCCATGGGAAACGCCTGGCGCGATGCTGCGGCAGAGGTCGGCCAGTCGAAAGCCCACCGCTTCGGCGGCGACGAATTCCATGCCCACTTCCCGACATACGAGCACGCTGCCAACTTTGCGCGCGCGCTGCGTAACCGCCTCGACCAGGTCCCGCCTGTCGGTGGCACCCGCAAGCTATCGATGAGCCTCGGCATCGGCCACGACTTTCCGTCCGCCGACCAAGCCGTCTACCAGGCCAAGGCCCAGAAGGGCGCACACACGCCTGCGAGCATCCCGAGCCTGCTCGCGCACTCAAGCCACAAGGGCTTCGAGGGGGCGGTCCCGCTCAACCAGGACCAGCTCCAGACTCACCCGCCCGCGGTCGAGCAGAAACAGCCCGTCATCGAGAACCCGGCGTCAGCGCCTCCCAGCACTTAGAGACTTTTCAGGACGTCGTTCAGCCATGTCGACATGCGCTCTGCCCTCTCGTCACTGAGAGGACGGCGCCTGTTTTCGACGATGCTTAAGACCCCCTGAACGACGGCGCGGACGAAGTCGGTTCTCTGGTAAGCCCCTTTCCCTTCCCTGATTGCTCGCAGCTCGTTCTGAGCGTGCTTGAACTTCTCGCTCAGCGACTTGTACTCCTCTTCGAGAATCTTGTTCGCGTGTGCAACGCGCATGGGACTTTCTTCGTCGGGAGAGACCTTCTTCTGGGTTCCTGAATTTTCAACATACGTTGCGGCGATGCGTAGTAGAAGCGGAGAGTCCATCATCATCCCCAGGCCTGAATTGCAGGTCTGGCAAAGTAAGCCACGGACGACAGTTGACTTGTGGTCGTGATCGACGACGAGGCGCCTCTTCTTCTTGCAGATGGCGCATAAATTTCCCTGGCCGTTCGCGCGATTCAAAAACTCGTCGTAGCTGATACCGTACTTGCGCTTGTATCGGGCGTGGAGGCCGCGCTCGCGTTTGCTGAGATGTCCTAGTGGATGACGACATTGACGACAAACGCTCTGGTTTTTCTGGAAGTCGAGAAACACCAGAGAGGGCTCGTGACAGATGCTACATTCACGCATCCCAGCTTCTCGTAGACACCGACTGCATTCACCATTCGACTTCAGTCTCTTGATGGCGAGGCACGACTTGCACCGTCGGTCAATCACAACCCCCTGACGGCGATAGCGGTCGTTACTTCGACACGTTCCACAACGCTCCGTGGGTTCCTTGAAGTCATTGCACTCGGGACAGCGTTCTTTTTCCATCAGGGATAAGATTGCTGTCGGGAAATTGCCTTCGGAAGCCGGGGACTTGCCCATCACAATCTACCCCCGTGCAAACGAACTGTACCTAGAAGTGCGGTTCCACAAATTTCCTCAAGGAGCATCCACGTGGCAAATTCCTACAAGGCCCAGGCCATCGCGCACGAGCTGGCCGACAAGCTGAAGACCCGTCAGGCCCTCCCGGTCACGGAGTCTTTCGACACCGACGGCAACCCGCTCATCAGCCTCGGTGACGGCGCCTCGGGCGACGCGAACTTCGTCATCAAGGTTGCGGCCGTCGATTGGCCGCTGCCGCAGGACATCCTCGGCCTCGCGCAGAACGTCTACACCCCGCACACCATCGCTGTCGCGACGGAAGCGGATTACGCGGGCACGGTCGACAACATCGCCGACCCGACTACGCGCGCCCAGCTCCTCCCGGTCATCGGCCAGTGCCTGGCGATGGGCTGCGAGACCCGCTGGTACGAGTCGGCCGCGGGCACGGCCCCGACGGCTGGTACCATCACCGCAGGCGCATCGAGCGGCGCCGCGTTCGGCACGACCCACCTGAAGGCGACTTACGCGCCGGATCACTACCGCCCGCTCATCTCCCAGCAGTAAGCGGACCCACCAAAACAGGAGGATCCCATGCCGGAGATCAAGTTCGAGAAGGAATGGCTGGACGCAGCGCTCAATCAGTGCGCTGTCGAGCTGACGGACATGCTCAAGTCGGAGCAGGCCGCACTCGCCAAGTCCGTCACGGACGACGCGCCTGCCGAGGAATCGGAAGGCTCGGAAGGTCCCGCCTCGCCGCCGCCGTCGGATGCGTCCGCCGGCAGCGACGGCCCCCCGCCCGCGGAGGCTTCGGCCCCGCCGCCGGGTGGCGAAGTCAGCGCGCCCGATGACGGCACCCCGCCGGCATCGCCGGAGCAGTCGGCTGCGGCTGCTGCGCCGGAAGGCACCCCGGAGCACGAGGCTGGTGAAATCGAGCCGGCCCCGACGATGGAGGCTCTCCAGGCCGAGTACATGAAGCTCGACCCGGAAGCTCTCAAGATGCACTACCTCGCCGCCAAGGGAGCCCTCGCGGCTGCCATGGGCGCTGCTGGCGCGGGTCCCGAGGCTTCGGCCCCGGCTGCCCCGCCCGCGCCGCCGGCCGCCGCCGCACCGCCGCCCGGCGCTGCGCCGATGGCCATGGGCGAGATGAAGGGAAAGCAGATCGACCTCAGCGACGGCAACGGCGGCGAGGTCGAGAAGGGCAAGATGAGCAAGAGCGAGAAGGATGTCGAAATCGAGGGGCTGAAGAAGCAGCTCGAAGAGCAGAACAAGGCTCTCCTCCAGCTCGCCGAAGTCGTCGCGACCCCCATCCGCAAGTCGGTCAAGGGCCTCAGCGACCTGAAGTTCATCGAGCGCACGGACGAGACGCCGCCTTCCAAGACCGCGACCCTGTCCAAGAAGGAAGTCCAGGCTGCGCTGAGCGAGAAGGTTCGCTCGGGCAAGCTGAGCAAGGCCGACAAGGAGCTGGTTCTCAAGTACAGCGTTGGCGGTGTGGACCTCACCAAGATCGAGCACCTGCTCGCTGACGCCAAGTAGGCGGGCGACTGAAAAGGACAACGGAGAATAAAATGAACAACGCAATCGAAGCAATTCAGTCGCTCACCAAGGCCCTGGAGGCCGGCGGCTACAACGTTGCCCCGGGCAACCTGGTCCAGGGCGCAGCCCTCCAGGTCGAGGATCTGTCCTCGGTCATGGAAGTGGTCACCTTCGACGACAGCCACCTGAAGCTGGCGAAGATGATCAAGGTCGAGTCGTGCAAGTCGACTCTCGCCCAGTTCGATCGTCAGCTCAGCTACGGCATCTTCGGCGGGTCCGCCCAGCTCGAAGGCGCGGTTGGCCAGGAAGAGACGTCGGATTACGTCCGCATCACGGTCCCGATGTGCTTCTACTCGCACACCCGCCGTGTGACCCTCGCCGCCACCCTCGTGGAGACGGTCGATGGCAAGAAGGCGGATGAGCGCGCTGCGGCTGACGCGGCGAAAAAGCTCGCGGCCGACATCGAATTCGACTCGTTCCGCGGTCGCGCGGACTTCTCGAACGCCGGCATTTTCGACGGCAACCCCCTCGCCACCCCGCTGATGCCGAACATGTTCGGCCTCGACATCCAGATCCGTCAGTCGGATGCGCAGCGCAACGCGCACGACCTGATGCTCGGCGAGTACGGCTCGGACGACTCCGTGGTCATCTACGGCGGCGGCACCCTGTCGCAGGACAACATCGAGGACGCCACCACGCGTTCGGCGATGAACCTGGGCTCGGCGGACAAGCTCGTCGTGGACCCGAAGGTCCTCTCGGCCTACAACAAGATCACGTTCGGCAAGGAGCGCATCGTTCTCGCTGGCTCCCCGCAGGACGCGACTGGCGGCGAGCTGCGCAAGCAGTGGGTCTCGACCGGCACCTGCTCGATCGAGTCGAGCCGCTTCCTGAGCGGCAAGACCCGCCCGCAGTCGGCCCGCTCGCGCGGCCCGCTGGCTCCGACCAACATCGCCTCGGTCGTCTCGACCACGGGCTCGGCTCCGACGGCTTTCAAGGCCGGCCAGAGCTACACCTACTTCGCGACCTCGGGTAACGAGATCGGTGAGTCGGTGGCCTGCGCGTCCTCGACCCAGAGCATCGCGCTCGACGGCGACTACATGGCGGTGACCATCACTAACCCGGCGGGCGTCGTCCGCTACTTCAACGTCTACCGTTCGCCCGCGGGCGGCACGGCGGCGTCGGCCAAGTTCATCGGCCGTGTGGCGCTCACCCCGGGCTCGACCACGGTCTTCTCCGACCTCGGCAACAAGAACCCGGGCTTCGTGACGGGCTTCCTGGTGCAGGGTGACACGATGTCGATGAAGGAGCTGTCGCCGTACAGCCGGCTGAAGCTGGCGGTCACCGACCTCAGCACGCCGGAAGCGCACTTCCGCTTCTGCACGCTGGCGGTCACGCAGCCCCGCAAAAACGTTTTGATCGATAATCTCAAGGGCGCATTCTAGTTCTTCGCGATAGCTCGGCCCTGAGCTGTCCATTAGGCCCCGGTGGTTCGCCGCCGGGGCCTTTCTTTTCGCTATAATCTTGGTATGGAATCTGCCGAAGATTTCAAGCGGCGGAAGCGCGCCGACCAAGAACGTTACCGCTACAACAACAAGCGCAACATTCGCCTGCGCTACCTGAAGCGCCGCTACGGCATTACTATCGAGCAGTACGATACAATGGTCGAGAAGCAGGGCGGTCTGTGCGCCATCTGCGGAAAACCTCCAAATGGGCGCTGGAAGCGCCTGGCAGTAGACCATTGCCACAAAACTGGCAAGGTCCGGGGGCTGCTTTGTCATGCCTGTAACGTTCTCCTGGGGCATGCCGAGGACAATTGGGAAGTCCTCTGCAACGCCGTCCGCTATCTAGTGAACGCGGCGCGCGTCTGAAAAGGCCGAGTCCTAATCTTATCCCCGTCAACCAAGGCCACCGACGGGGTGGCGCACACAAGGAGTGAATCATGATTCGTGAAAAGCAGGACGGCGAAGACCTCGTTCTCATCGCCGTCGACCGCAGCGATGCCGCCGCCGGTGAGCAGGAAGCTCTCCGTCTCGACGGCAACACCGGTAACGTTGTCGCCAAGCTGAAGGCGGGCTCGGTGGCTGCTGCGGCTCTCGCCGCAGGTCTGTCGGCCGGTGGCCTCGTTGCTGGCGTTGCCTCGTCCTCGGGCTCGGGCCACATCACCACCACGGGCGCGAAGGTGGGAGCAAAAGTGCTCGCCCTCGTGTACAACGACATGGCCGGTCTGGAGTCGGACGCCTCGCACTACGAGTCGACCGTCTCCGTCCAGGACCAGATCCAGATCACGGGCATGGCCGCGACCGCGCACGTCTTCTGGCTCGTCCTCAACCCGTAATCGTCCCATGCGCCTGACGATCACTTGCACCAAGTGCAAGATGAACGTCGGCGTCCTTGACCTCGAAGATCCGCGGCTTGTTGCTGCGGGTCTGGTCATGGCCCATGGCGGCGCCCCTCATTCGGGCCACCACACGCTGGAGGCCTATGTCGACGGCGTCGACGTTGCCTCAGCTTCCGGTGACGTGGAGGTCACGATCAAGTGCCTCCAGCTCACCACCTGCAAGGACCGGCCACCCTCGGTCTTCCGAGTCCGCTCGGAATGGGTGCCGGCGGTGGCCTTGCTGCACCACACCTCCCATGAAGGTCATCCGTTCGAGATGACCATCGACGGCAAGCTCTACAGCCTGCCCCAGCCTCCTCTCAAGAAGTAGGTTCAGCCCAGATTCGCTATATCCTGGGCATGAGCTACAGCAATCGCCCGTCCAAGCGCCCGGATCCGACGGCCCGCCCCACGGACGCTCCCTTCTCGCCCAGCCTCCACCAGGAGCGCAAGCGAGAGCTGGCGGCAGCCAAGCGCCGCCGCAACCGCCAGGGCATCGACTTCCACGGCCGCATCCCCAATGGCCGCCAAACGTCGTAGCAAGCCCCAGGACGAGCTGGCGGTCGTTGACGAGCAGGGAGACTACTTCCCGCCCGCAACGGCCTTGGCGGCGTTCCTAGAGGGCTTCGGCAACGAGTCCCAGTATGACGGGACCCTGGTCGAGGTCCAGGCCTACCTGTCCGATCAGGACATGTTCGAGGTCTTGCCGGTGGACTACGTCTTCATCAACGGGGCGACGGTGCACCGGCCCCATGAGACCTTGTACGCGTACGCGCGCGAGCTACGGCCGGTCAACAAGCACACCCAGGACTACGTCAAGGCCGTGACCGAGGTCGCTGTCGAGGTCTACGACGTCGAGGTCTACGACCTCCGCGACATGTTGTCGCTCATCGACATCAACGTCAAGGCCGAGTCCGTTGCCAAATGGGACGGCATGCAGCGAGGCAAGATTCGCCTCTATGCTGCCGCTTGCATCGCCGTTGCTAATGACCATCGCGGCGTCAAGGTGCCGCCCAAACCCAAGGAGCTTCCGTGAAACTGTTTCTCGCCCTCTTCCTCGCCGCCGGCTGCTCCGTCGAGTTTCAGGAGCGTTTATCGACGTCGTACTGTCCCGAGGCACTCACGCCGGCCCAGGCGACCACAGCGACGCCGGAGCAGCTCAAGCCGTTCGCGACGTCATACCCTGTCGACCTGTCGTACGACTACAACGACCCCTACGCGCAGATGTACTTCGCCCACCCGCGCCCAGTTACCCTGGCCGTGACCGTCCACAACCCGGGCCCGAAGGCTCAGGCGGTGCGCGTCCATTGTCGTGGCAACGCCTGGGACGGCAAGAACGCGGTCCGCGTCATCGTCCCTGGCTACAGCGAGCGTCATTTCCTGGCCACGGTGTCGTCGACGGTGATGGTAGATGCGTGTCGAGTCGTCGACACCCCGTTCAACGGCCAGCCCATTGATTTCTAAGGAGAAACCATGATCCCGTTGTTCCTCGCCCTCACCCTGCATCTGCACGCTAAGGACCCGTTCGTCGTCGAGCAGCACAAGACGGACCACGGCGTCCAGATGGTCATCGAGAACCCTCGCCTGCACCGGGCCAAGGTCATCATCCACTGCGGTGGGTCTGCCGAGTACAACGAGACGGCATTGACTCTGGACCCGCGTACCCGTACCACCGTCGACATCGAGACGGAGCCGCCGGCAGACTTCTGCTCGATGCGAACGAACGACTAAAGCGGGATTCGCTATCTCTAGGGTGGAGGCCAACCATGCTGCTCGCTTTCACTGACTTGGAGATGACCCATCGCAAGCCCGAGCTGGGCTCCATCATCGAAGTCGGCATCATCGTCACCGACAAACACCTCAACGTGCTGGGCAAGTTCCAGTCCATCGTGAACCCGATGGCCGGCTACTCCGAGCCCGAGGACGAGGACGTTGTGCGCATGCACACCGACAACGGCCTCTTTGCCGAGATCAAGGCCGCGAACGCTGCCGGTACCATTCGGCGCCGCTACGAGGTCGAAGCCGACACCGTCGCCTTCCTGGAACGCTTCGGGCCGTCGCAGCTCCTCATCGTCGGCAACAGCATCTACCACGACCTGGCCTGGCTCCAGTACCACATGCCGAAGCTGGCGTCGCACTTTCACCGACATCTCCTCGACATCACGTCCTTGAACAAGGCCGCCGAGCTGTTCGCGCCCAAGCTGTTCCGGGCTCGCCCACGCGGTCTCGGCAACCACCGCGCCCTCGACGACGCCTCGAACAGCCTGGACACGCTCAAGCATTACCGCGACTACGGGCTGTTCCGGGCTCCGGCCGTCGAGCTGACGCGTCAGCTCGACACCGACGAGTACGCGAGCCTTGTCTACGAATTCAGGAAGGAGTAGGCTATGGACAATATCATAATGATGTCCGATAGTTACAAAGCCTCCCACTATCTCCAGTACCCACCCGGAACCCGCGGCATGTTCAGCTACCTGGAGAGTCGCGGCGGCAAGTGGGACCGGACCCTGTTCTTTGGCCTTCAGTACCTGCTCCAGCGCTATCTGAGCAAGCCCGTGACCCACGCCGACGTCGACGAGGCCCGCGACTTCTTCGCTGCCCACGGCACGCCCTTCCCCGAGGCAGGTTGGCGTCGCATCGTCGACATCCACGGTGGTCGCCTCCCCATTCGCATCAAGGCCGTGTCCGAGGGCGCCGTCGTCTCGACGCGTAACGCCCTCCTCACCGTCGAGAGCCTGGATCCGGAGACGTTCTGGATCGTGACTTGGGTCGAGGCGTTCTTGCAGCGTCTCTGGTACCCCATCACCGTCGCCACCCAGAGCTGGCACATGCGCCGCACCATCGCCAGCTACCTACGTGAGACTGGCGGCATCGCCGGCCTCGACTTCAAGCTCCACGACTTTGGCGCACGCGGTGTCAGCTCGGGCGAGACCGCAGCCATCGGCGGCGCTGCCCACCTGGCCGCTGGTTGGCAGGGCTCGGACACTATCGAGGGCGTGGTGATGGCCAACCGCTACTACCATTGCGGCATGGCGGCATTCTCCATCCCCGCCGCCGAGCACAGCACAATCACGTCCTGGGGCCCGAAGCGCGAGCACGAGGCCTTCGACAACATGCTGGCTCAGTTCGCGGGGCCCGGCAAGATCCTGGCCGTCGTCAGCGACAGCTACAACATCTACAAGGCCGTCGAGTACTGGATCAAGCAGAGCGAGCGCATCAAGGCCTCAGGCGCGACCCTGGTCATTCGCCCTGACTCCGGCGATCCCGTCAAGGTGCTGCTGGCAATCCTCTACATGTTCGATGATGCCGATCTCATGAGCCTCAACGAGCAAGGCTACTACGAGCTGCCGCCGCACTTTCGCATCATCCAGGGCGACGGCATCAACGAGGAGAGCGTGGGCCAGATCCTGGCCGCCCTCAAGGCCGAGGGTTTTAGCGCTGCCAACCTGGCGTTCGGATCCGGCGGCGCCCTGCTCCAGAAGCTCAACCGCGACGATCTCAAGTTCGCGTTCAAGTGCTCGGCTGTCCTCGACGAGTACGGATACTGGAACGACGTCTACAAGGACCCGGTCGACGATCCTGGCAAGGCGAGTAAGCGAGGGCGCATGACCCTCACCGGCAACCAGACCGATGGCTACCGCACCGTCATGCACACCACGGCCTGGGACGACGCCCTGTTCACCGTCTACGAGCTGGGCATCACCGGCCCCCGCCAGAGCCTCGACGACATCCGAACCCTGGCCCAGTTCGCCATGAACAAGCTCGACGAGAAGGTGCTGGGGTGAAGAGGCTGGGGTACTATGGTGGCGCGTTTAATCCCTGCCATGTCGGGCATCAGGCCAGTATCCTGCACGCTGTCGAGTGCGCCAACATCAACGGCCTGATGGTGGCGCCGGCCTATCGCCACCCCGACGGCAAGGCCCTCGTCGACTACGACGACCGCGTCAACATGTGCTGGGAGTTGGTGCAGCCGATTCAGCCCGCGCACTGCCCGGTCTGGGTCGACCGCGTCGAGCAGTCGAATTGGATGCAGAACGGCAACGGCCTGACCCTGAACGCGATCAAGCTCGTCCTGAACCTGCATCGCCCGAACACGCTGGTGCTGGTGCTCGGCAGTGACATCAGGAAGACATTCCCGACCTGGGAAGGACACGAGGGCATCGAAGACATGGTCGACGCCGGCCTCGTCGAGGTCTTCTGGGTCCAGCGCGTTGGCGACCTGTCGTCGACGCAGGTCCGTAACGCCATCAAGAACAACCTATCTACGCAGCGCATGCTGCCTGCGCGCATCCGCGACCACATCGTCGAGAAAGGGTGGTACCGCACATGACCAACACGCTGCTGATTCTACTGCTGGTGTTCCAGCTCAAGCACTGGCTCGCGGACTACCCGCTCCAAACGCCGTGGATGCTGGGCAAGTTCAAGGACCGCGACTGGGTCAAGCCGCTGGCCGCGCACGCAGGCGTACACGCTGCCTTTACCTTCTCCATTGTGTTGGCGACGTCGTGGATTCTGGGATACGCTAGCGTTTCCCTCGTCCTCATCCTGGCCGGATTCGACTTCGCCATGCACTTCAGCATGGACCGCGTCAAGGCAAGCCCCAAGCTCATGGGACGCTGGAAGTCGTTGAGCTACGTCGAGTACGGTGTCGCGCTCAAGCACGGCAACGAGCACCTGCTTCGCAGCAACACCTACTTCTGGTGGGCGCTCGGTTTTGACCAGGGTTTCCATCACGTTACGCACTACCTTATCATCACAGCCATGTTGTGGCGGTGAGATTCGCTATAGACAGGGCATGACCTGGAAACAGGCAGCCGAGCGGGCCGGGATGAAGTTCACGGACTGGATCGAGGTGGCGCTGGACAAGGCGGCGGTGAGCAAATGACGAACAGGAAGGGCAAGATCAGCAAAGACGAAGCGCTGGCGTTGGCGCGGTTCCGCTTCGCCGAGACGATGCGGTTCACGCCTGATCGGCCGAAGCTCGACAAGCCGCTGAGCGACTTTCTGACCGCTGCCTACAAGGAGACGCGCACGGCGGTCACGATGGAGATGGTCAAGCGGCTCGCCGAGCGTGGCTGGCTTGCGCGCCCCGCTGCTGGTCAGTACGTGGTGACCGCGATCGGGTTGGAGCGCATGTACGGATTCATTGCAAAGGCCGGCTCATGAGGTTCCGCGACTTCAA